AGATGAGTTGGAACTTCATACTAATAAAACACGAAGAGATTTTGTGGTTATAGATGGAAATCCTACATATTCTGGAGGAAATACAACGATAAGTGTATCTGGGTTATATTATTGGAATTTACTTAATAAAACCATATCAGATAATTATTTTTCGTTTGTTGGTAACCCAGTAGGTTTTCCAGTAACAACGTACACTATGTATGATAACTGGGATGGAACCCCATATATAACAAGTGAGGTTTGTGGAATACTTAAAGGTAATGGAGACGGTAACTGGACTATATTGAATAATAGCGGTCATGAACCAATTAATGTTGCTTCAGTGGGACAGGGTTCTGAATACATAAGAGTGTATTATAAAATAAAGTTTAGTCAGGTCGTAACAGCATTTTTTTCTGTAGATAATGTACTTTTAGATGTTGAATATCATGCTGGAGGTTCGGTTGGGACTAGTTATAGTGATATATATTTATATGATACTGGAACAAATGTAAATCCAAATACCATTACAAATACAGGAGCTAATATATTTTTTTGGATTAAGGGAATAGTCTAATGGCAACAGTAACAGACAATACAAGTAGTGCTAATACAGTAACCAAGAATACATCTTCGGCATCTACTGAGGATTCAAATGTAAATGTGTTGGCATTTGGGGAGTTGATATTAGCAGATATATTACCAACGATATTGTGGCTCATTAATCAAATAGCAGATATGACCGGTTCTCAACTGGCTGCTTTAGATAAATCTGGAAGTAGTGTAGATAATGATGATAAAACAATAAGTAACTCAATTGCGTATGATGACTCTGCTTATACCTACGACAGCACATTAATTAACTATGATGGAAATCCATTACAAGGGGTTGTTGTAGACATGAGTGGAACATAAATATATTATGTATATATAAGTTTTAAGCATTGCCTTATGACATTTGAAAATATTAAAAAAAGAATAGCCTCAAATATAGGATATGTGGATTCTAGTGGGGATATTTTATCTTCTAAGGATATTACAGAAACTGATATTGGTAACTGGGTAAATGATAGATATATAGATGATTTGTTTACTGCTCTGTCATCTCAGTATCCAGAGGACTTTACCCAAGTGGGTAAATTAAATTTTTATAAGGTTTCTGGAACTGTATCTGCATCTTCAACAGGAACTACCTTAGTTGCTTCTTCAAATATCTTTAATAACGGTATGGTTGGAGACCAGGTATATAACTCCACAGATGGGGAGAAGTATGAAATTACTGCTTATACTTCAGCGACAACTGTTACTGTAGATGGAACTATTGGAGACGACTGGGACGGAGATACTATCTATGTTTTAGGGCATGAATTTGGGCTTGGAGGAGATGCCACAGATATTAGAAATATCTTAAGAGTAGCGGTTAAATATGATAGTGACGATGATTACTATAAGGTGTGTGATTACTGGTCTAAAAACAAGGTTATTCAGCAAGGAAATGAATCTTTTTATGAAACATCTCCTATTTGGTATCCGACAACTGTAGATATTAGTGGAACTCCGACAAGTGCAATTGGAATACTTCCAGAGGCAAGTGAAAACGTGGCAAACGGAATAGAAATTACGTATGTAGAACAACCAAGTGTCATGTCTAATAATTCTGATACACCTAGGTTACCTCTAGGCTCTCATAGTGTACTTGTAGATGGTGGAACTGCATCTGCACTTAGAAAGATGATGAGGCTAGATGAAGCAGATAGATTTGAGCAAATGTACGAAATAGGAAAGATGGAGATGATTGCTGAATATGCTTTAACTAGGGGAAGCGGAGTTCCCCGAATTACTCCTTCTAGGAGAATTAGAGATATGTATGATAGAGATATATGAAAATAGATATAAGACCAAAACTATATTGGTTTCAGAATCTTAGTGGGGGAATAAATCAAGCGGTTGATAATGCCCTTATTGAAAACAATGAATCCCCATTACTGAAAAATATAATACTAGATAGAGTTGGAAGTTGGTCTTCACGAAAAGGTACAGATAAACTGGGAAATACTACTTCAGGTTCGGATAGAATATGGGGACTTGGAACCTACGATAAATCAGATGGTACACATACTTTTTTCAGAATTTGTAATCGTGACTTAGAAAAGTTTAACGGAACAGATACTTGGACTGCGGTAGATACAGATGAGTGGCCATCTAGTAAGAAGGTAAATATGGTCAATTTTCTAAATAGAATGTATTTGGGAAGTGAAGACGGAGATACGGCTCTTGCATATACTACAGGAAATACAATTACTGATGTAGCACCAAAAATCGGTGGGCATCATCTAGCAGTAAATAAATCTGTGCTTTCTGTTGGTGGAAATTCTATTAAGCCAAATGTTATTTTTTATACAGACCCAAATACAGATATTTTTTATGATACAACTGGGACTGCGGCTGCAAATGCAGATAGTGGTGGGGCAAACACATTAACCACAACCACAGATATATTTGAGGCATATCATGAAAAGGCTGCGTTTGTTTATAACAATACAGATGGGGTTCTAAGATTTATAACTGGATTTACAGATGGAAATACGGTTACAACAGACGGTTCTACTTCCACTTGGAACAATGATACGGTTTATGTATTAATAAACTACTTTGAACAGGACGGAGAGGTTACTGGAATAACTAGTTTTCAGGGAAACTTTGTTTCATTTGACGAAGATAATATGTATGTTTGGGACCCACTTTCTACATGGTCTCAGAAAATACCTGGATTTGGATGTGTTAATGAAAGAACAATTAAGACTGTAGATGGAAACCTGATTTGGGTAGATAGAGAAGGAATTTACTTATGGACTGGAGATGGACTTCCGATAGATATATCTCAGAAAATAAAAGATTATGTAAACGGATATGGATTGTTTAACCTAATTAACCCAAGTAATTTTGACCAGTTGGCTGCGGGCTCTTTTGATGGAAAATATTACCTTAGTGTTGGTGACTTACAGACTGTTTCTGGAGCCCCAGCAAGTGCTTTAACAAATGTAGAGTTTGTTTTAGATGTAAATGCTGGAGCGTGGACTATAAACACACGAGATGACGAACCCGTGGTGTATTCAACTTATATAAATTCAAGTGGGGATAAAAGCCTTTATTATGGAGAAAAAACCAACTTGGCGGTATATAAAATGAATACAGGAACTACAGACGATGATAGTGATGGAGCAACAACCACTATTTCTGTAGAGGCAAGAACCCCGGAACTTTTTATGAAAGACCCAACTTTAGAGTACAGGGTAAGTGCCTATTATGTAAGATATAAATCAAGTGGTAATGTTACGGTATCTAGCTCCGTTAATGGTGGAAATTTTTCTACTCTTGATACTCTATCAAGTAGCTCGACAACAATCGTAGAAAAGATTCTTCCTAAAACACAAGCACAAGGATTCACTCATTCACTTAAATTTACAACTACTGGAACCTTAACTATTGATGCAGTTGGATTTATGGCTGCACCTGTGAGTTTTGGCAAGGTAGCCACCTAATGGACGAACAAGACATAATTATTGATACACAATCTATATCAGATGCAGGGTTTGACGGCAATTTAATTCGCCCCGTAGAAACCTTACCGTCTGGAGAACTTAAATATCTTGACCCAAACTCTTTTGTCGGTGGAACTATTGGAAAAATGGGGGTTTTGTATGTTGGTAGTAAGCAAATTAGAATAGATGCAAGACGGGGAAATATGGTTTGGAATGATGGAACAGAAGACGTAGTAACCCTTGGAAAATTATCAGATGGGTCATTTGGAATTAAGGTAGCAGATGGAAGAATAGAAGGAAAATGGATTGTAGCAAACTCAATTACAGCAGACCAAATAAAAGGTGAAACCATTACAGCAAACGAAATTGCTGCTGGAGCTATTACAACGGAAAAACTAGACGCTGAGGCTGTAACCACAGCAAAACTAGACGCTGAGGCTGTAACTGCAGAAAAAATAAGTACTGGTGCAGTAGTGGCTGGAAAGATAGCTGCTGGGGCTATTAATGCTGCAAATCTAATTGTTGATGGAACTATAACTGCGGCAAAATTATCAGTTACAACTCTATCTGCTATCACGGCTAATCTTGGAACTATAACTGCTGGTTCTATTAGTGGTACATCTATCACGCTTCCTTACGAAGCAGCAGGAGCTGCTGGTAATTTTAGATGGGTGAACAATAATAATAAAATATGGACAGATTCTAGTCAGTATATGGGATTTAAGTCTGCTGGTGGTAGATTTTATTTTTATGCTAATGGCACTTTACAGTTTTATGTTGATACATCAGGAACATATAGTTATGACCATGTATATATTGGAGCTGCACAAACAAATAAAACAGCAAATTTATACGTTGGAAGTGGTTCACATCAACAAGAAATATATCTCAATGGTTATTTAAGATTTATGATAGATGGACCAGCAACACCAGAAGTTGATAGTTTGTATAAAAACGGAGCATATTTAAATTATAGGAACAGTTCCGGACAGGTTTACCAGATTGACATGACTGGTCCTTTATAAATCTAGACTTGATTTAATTTTTAATGTAGTATGTTAAAAGAATATTCCTCAGTAGTAGTAGGTTTCCATTTAACATAGTAGATACTATGGCAACTTTATACGAACAATATGCACAACCAGCAACATCTTTTTTTGGTGGAATGGCTAATCAACCCTTGCCTAGCGACCTTTGGGACTATAATAAAGTCTGGGGTGGGTTTAGAAACCCTGTTCAGGAACTTGCAGCACAGCAGATAAATCCAGAAGTTACAAGGCAATACAGACAGAATTTAAGGGGTATACAAAGTAATCTTGGCTCTCAAGGTGGATTTAGATTTGGTGCAGGTAGGGGACAAATTGGTTCTCTAAAAGCACAGTCTGAAAGAGATAGAATTGCACAAATTGGAGATTGGGAAAACTGGTTTAGAACAGGAGTTTATGACCCACTCTATCAATCTGCATATGGTAATTTTCAGAGAGCACTTTCTTCTGGACTTAAACCATCACGTGTAATATCTGTTCCTAGGTGGGAAGATTTATTTGATAAATATAACCAAATGTACGGAAATGTAGCACAAGTTTCATCTCCGTTTTATGGATAATTTTTGAATATTAAATAATGGCAACGTTAAATGCTTTAGGTAAACAAATGAGGGCGGTAGAAAGCCAGTTAGCCGACTATGATGCAAATCTTCCATCTGCAATTCAGGGAGAAATTCAGAGGGCTGCAACCCCTATATTACAAAGAACGCTTGGAGAAACGACACAGCAAATGTCTGATTTTGTTCCCACTTTAATGGGTGCATTTAATGACTATGGAATGGGAACTACAGCGTATGATTTAAGTCCAGCCCAGAAACTTGCAAAACTAGGAGGTGTTGCAGGTAGTTTAGTTGGAAATATAAATCAATCTCAGCAACTTTCTGACTATATGGGGGGACAGATGAGTGATATGTATGAAAAGGCTTTACGAGCGGCACAACTTGGACAACAAAATTTAGCAGATAAATATGCAAGACTTTCAGACCAATATAACACCGCACTTCAAATAATTGAAGCTGAAAAGGATAGGCAACTGCAAAGAGAACTTACTAGAGGAAGAGGCGGAGGCGGAATGACAATTAATTGGCCAGAAACAAAAGATGTTAAAACAGGAATACCTTCCGGCTATAAGACACTAATTTCACAGATGGAACAAAGACTTAAACAAATACCAAGAAGAGGTCAGGGAAACGTGTCTGCATCTCAGAGAAAGGCTGCTGCTGATTCAATAGTAAAGTTATATACAAGAGCTTATCCAAGCCTGTTTGATTACATTGATATGTATAGTGTATATAATATGGCGGACTTTAGTGATAGGGCTAACCCAGCACTTAAATAATATTTTGATATATTAAAATGGCTTTAGCAGATTTTTTAGACTATTTTAGACAGGATGATGATGATAGATTCCTTGAGAGTATTTTTAAGGGTATTGTCAGACCTGTTACAGAAGGTGGAAGATTTTTAGGAGAAGGGTTAGGATATCTTGGAGGTCTTACTGGTAACCAAATTTCTAGGTTATTGGGTGGAGAGGGTGTGCCTTTATGGAAATATCAAGAACAGTATGAACCAAGATTTTATCAAAAAGATGAATGGTCAGATATTACACGTGGTGATAGACCGTTTTTACAAGACCCAGCACTTAAAACTGGACTTCAAAGAGGTTTAGGATTTGCTAGTATGATTCCTATAGGAAAAGCTGCTAATATTGGACAGGCGGTAGCAAGGGGTGCATTGAGTGGTGGCTTATATTCTGCATCAGAAACGGATGATATATTTGCACCACAAGCAATTGGGGATATTGTTCTAGGTTCTGGTCTAGGTGCAGCTGGAGGTGCCGCAGGATACAAACTTTCAGAACTAGGTAATAAACTGTTTGAAGATAGGGCAATTAAATCGGTGGATAAAATACAAAAACTTACAGATAAGGCTGTTGATAAGAGAATTAAGGCTTTAGGATTAGAATTAAATGATATTGCTGATACACCAACTAAAGCAAGAACAAAGTTTAGAAATGTATGGAACACTCTGAGCTCTGAAGGATATGACCTATCTACTCCAGAAAAGGTGGTAGATGCTCTTGGTGATTATACTAATATAGCAAAACCAAGAATAGAAAAGGCTGCAACTGGAACTAGAAAAAGTATACCTAAAAAACCTATTATTGATATTATAGATGACTTTTTAGGAAGAATAAAAGACCGAGGAAGTAAACAAAATATAGAATATGTAAGAAGTTTTGTAGAACAGCAACCAGATAAAATACCCATTTCTGAAGCAATTAAAATCAAAGACATACTACAACGCTTGAGGGGTTTTGACCGGTTAGGAACAACAGGAGCCCCAGAAAAAATTACACTAGATAATCTCTTTTTTTCTATTAGAGATAAGATAGATGAAGCGGTTCCTCAAATTTCAAAAGACCTTAGGACTTTAAGCAATGCACTTGGTATAAAGTCTGAAAGTGGGCTATTAAAGTCTATGGAAAAACCAACAAGGGTATCAATGGGGGCATTAAAACAAATTCCTCTTATTCCATATTCGGCAAACATCAAACCTCAAGTGGGGAAATTTTTATTGTCACAAGCACAGAGAGCAGAACAGAGGGCTGCTAATAGAGGAATTGGTATGTTAGGAAATATTGGGAAAAACATATCTACCGTTGGACAGCAAACTGGGCAAGCCCTTGGGGCTTTAATGCCTAGAGCTATTGAATCAATGTTTAATCAACCTTCAAAACCTGAAGGTTCAGATAGTATTGGTATGGAAAATATGGGCGGTCAAATAAACACGGTATCTACAATACTTAAACCTGAATATCAGCAACCCTCACAACAGTATGGTGAAGATATGGGTACAGAACAGAGAATAAATATTCTACAGTCTCTTATATCTCAGGGCCTATCACCTAATGAAGCTTTATCTCTAGTTGAATATGTATATCCATCTCAACAAGAAGAAGATTCGGGGAAAATGCTAACATCGGGAGTGGTAAACAAAATTTCTGAAGTTCAACAAGGTTTAGACCTACTTGATGACTTGCAAAAAGAGTACGAACAATCAAAAGAAGCCTTTGGACCTATCATCGGAAATATCAGGGCTAGAATTCCTTGGGATAATAAAGGACAAGCTGCAAAAGCAACTATTAGAACCGTAAGACAAATAATAGGTAAAGGTCTTGAGGAAGGGGTTCTTAGAAAAGAGGACGAATCTAAGTATAGAGAAATCTTACCGAAACTAGGAGACACTAGGGCTACCGTGGAGGCAAAGATTGATAGACTGAGGGAAACATTGATAAATAAATATCAATCTCTTGTAGGCTCGTATGGAGCTGCAGGATATGATATTTCTGGATTTGGACAACAAGATATATCTTCAGATTATAATTCTTGGATGGAATAAATAATATTTAACTTATTGGGACATGGCTAAGCATTTAACAGAATCGGATGTAAGACGGATTGCAAAAGAGGAAATAACAATGGCATTAAAAGGTATTAAAAAGCTAGAAAAGGAAATGAAATCCATTGCAAAGGCGTCTCAAAAAAACAGGCAAATACTGGAAAGATTAGAAAGATTACTTCTTGGAGAAGTCGGTGTGAACGAGTCAGACACTCTTAAATCGAGGGCTAACTTTGCATATATGTATGCAAAAGCAAATACAGATGCTAAAATTATTGAGAGAGCTATGCCAGCAATTAAATGGTATGAAGATATGGTAGAGGTTGAACCGGGATGTGATGAAAGTAAACTCCAAACACTTGGTAAGATGATTAACCTATACCTCAATCTTAAATGGGGGTTTGCAATTATTGGAATAACAACAGTGATAAATGCTATTCCAATAATACAACAGATACTTTCTTGGCTAGAAAAAAATGTCTAGGTATATTGACACAGTTAATCTTTTGTGATATAGATTAATCATGAAAAAATTATATGCCCCACTAGGAAAAAACAGGGAGCATTGGATTACCCAGACGAATCATGGAGCAGTTGTTAATAACCCCTCAAATTTTGATAATCATGTTGCAATAGATTTAAGTGCTACTGCTGATACTGATGTTTTTGCCTGTGCTGATGGAATATGTAGTGCAACTATAGGAACTGGTAGTGCGAGGTATTTTATTTTGTCAATTGACAATTCTCCAATACAGGCTTTATATGTTCATGCTAAAAGTAATTTTACAAAGTCAATACATGTTAAAAAAGGACAGGTCGTAGGCAAAGTTATTCCTTATATTTATTATGTAAAAGGAATTAAGGCGAGGGCGGACCATTTACATTTTGGATTACAAAATAAAGATAGAAAAACTCCACATCCAATGCCTATGGAATATCTTGACAGAACAATCAAATTTAGAACTAGATACCCAAGTATAGATAAATTATGGTTTAAAAATGGTAAAATTAACTGGGCTATATTTAGAGATTTAAGTTATATAGCAGGTTTACCTTTGAAATATAGAAGGTTTGATAGAGTTAAACTAGGAAGAGCTTGGAATTTATACTACGGAAGTGGTGCAAAGGCGGGAAGGGCTTCTAATGGAGCTGTAGGAGAGATTATCTCAGATAAGTTAGGACAGCTACCTAATTCACTTGGAGATAAGGATTGGTATAATATAAGATTTTTAGATAGAACTGCATACATAGCTGATAACCGATATTTATCCAGAGTAGGAGATGAAATAACAAGAATGGATGGAACACGACCTAACCCATGTTCTGTAAATTTAGAAGATGTTAAAAAATTAGAAGGGATAATTGATGGGCAAAATGAAGTTATAGACAGAATGGTTAGAGATATTGATGCATTAAATAACCAGATTAAAAAAATGACAGAAGAAAATAAAAAGTTACAAATGGCTCTTGAAAAGTATGGAGATGATAAAGCAAGGTGGGAACAGAATAAATCTGAACTAGAATTAAAGATAAAAGATTTAAATGACCAGCTTAAAAGTAAGAAGGCAGAGGTCATAGCCAACCTTTCTGTGGGAGAGACGCTTGGTCTTGCGTTACAGAAAGTTTGGAATAAGTTCTTTAACACAACTGATTGAAGTACATATATAGTCCTTTTAGAGAGGCTAGAAGGTGGGAAGAGCAACTCTTTGAGTTTGTTACAAAGTTATTTTGGATTGCTTTACCAATACTCATTGTTGTAGTAATATTAAAAGGGTAGATAGGATTAGTCTAGTAATGTATGTTACTAGCACGGTGGTTCAATTCCACCCTACTCCACTAGAAAAAATAAATTATAAGCCCCAGTAGAATGAAGGATTCTATTATTAAAGCCCTAACCAAATTTGCAAAAGTGGCAGGGTATGTCCTAGTGTCGTGGTTTATTTCTATTCCTTTTCAAGAGGCACTGCAAAATTGGATAGAAAAGAAGATTTCTGATATTGCTTTGGTACTT